ATGGTTTTAAAAAATTCACCCAAGCGTCGTCACCTTTTGGTAGGTATTTAAAGAATCCGTCTTCCATCATCATTTTAATTAAGTTTCTATATCCCCTTCCGTCAGGATCTAAAGTTTCTGAATAATACAATTCAACTAACTTTTTACCTTCTTCATTTATTAACGGGTTGGACAAATCAACTAATATCTGATTGATACTAAAGAACTTTTCACCAAGAACACCCTCTTTGGTTTTTCCACTTGACAGATTATTCAAAACAACACTTTTATTTTGACTTTCCAATAACTGTCTACCTTTGTCTAAAATATCGGTGAATGATACTTGCGAATCAAGTATCTCGGGAAATAATTTAACTAATGTTTTCTCACCAAGTAAACTGATACCATCAATGTTGTCTGATGTGTCACCAGCAACTATCTTAAATGTCTTTATATTATAGTGAGGAATACTATGTTCTTTGATTTTTATTTTATCACCATTTTTATAATATTGTTTTTGTTGTGGGGAATATATCGTTACTCTTTTTGAGATAAGTTGGGTAAGATCTTTATCCGATGAAAAAATTGTCTTATCCTCGTCTTCGGATATTTGACAATAATACGCAATTAAATCATCCGCTTCCGAATTTTCAACTTCCAATTGTCTAACAAACATCTCTTCAAGATATTGTTTCACTCTTTGTTTTTGATTGTTGAATGAATACACTTTGTCTTCAGTGTAAGATGATTTACGATTTCCCTTATATTTTGGGTATAGTAATCGTCTTTGGGATGAATTTTCGTCTCCATCCCAAAAAACAACCACTTTATTGAAGTAGGACTCCTCCAAGAATTTGCGTAGAGTATTTAGGAAATGCCAAATACCCCCGACGTGTTCACCTTCATTAAAGAAATCTTTAACTCCGTGAAAACCTATTTTTAATAAATTGTTACCATCAACAATTAATGTTTTGTTCATTTTAATACGATTAACTCGTTCTACAATATATTAACCTTCAAATTCCTCTTCTTCTTCGGGGGATTCGTCTAACGAGTAATTAGATCCACCCAATTTTGTTTCCCAATAATCGGAATACTCTTTTTTGTATTTATCTAAAGATTCTTTACTATCTACGATATATCCTTGTGGAACCGCAATAATTTTACCATCTTTATATCCAATACCATTTACGTGATTCTTCAATATTGAGATTTTTGTTCTGATTGCGAATGATACTTTTCTACCATTTTTAGTTGCGTCAATGTGACTAATTCCCGCTTTCTTCTGATTACCAAATAAGAACACCAATGAAGACGCTAACCATATTGCCTCCCCACCTTTAGCCTTGATTTCAGGTTGTCCAAACGGATTATCAGGAAGTAACACCCAAGGTTGATTTAAAATCACGAGAGTGTTGTAATAAGGGTATTCTTCTTTTTTAGATTTTGATATTCTTGAATGGATTCCCATACCAATTTTATCAGCTAAAACTTTTGCGTTGTGCATTCCCCCACCTTTTCCTTCAAATGTCATTTGACAAGGAATTGATCCGATTGAGTCCCACAAGAATAAAACACTATAAGGAATGTCTCCTTTTTCTTGTGCGTTCAAGATATCATTAATAAACTCGGTAGCTTGTTCTATCGTATCAAAAGAATCATTAAAGATAAACATTCCATCATATTCACCATCTTCATTTTTTTCAGCTTGTAACCCTAACTCAATTGCGTGTTCCCACGACCATTTCTTTTCAGTAATAATAAGAACAGGTAAATGTCCTTTTCGTTGAGCATCTGCGGCGGCAAGAATCATTGCCGTCGTTTTTGAGGTATTTGAGTGACCCAAGAACATATTTATACCACCCATGATAGGACCTGGTAATCCACACGCTTCCATAAACGCTTCACCACAATTGTAATAGTTTTCAGGTTTGTATTTAGTTTTGGTGGAAAACTTATTCTTGATGTTATCAAACGATACTTCTTTCTTTTTAATTGCCATAATAGTTTGTTTTGTTTAAAGATAAAAAAAGGTAGTGACTTTGTAAATCACTACCTACACTATAGGTTCTTTTTTTTAGAACGGTAATTCTTCATCAATCTCCTCATTTACTTGAGGATCAACAACAGGTGTTGGTGTTGATTTAGAACCTCCGATGGAAGTTTCTGCAACCTCATCATTAGCATAAACATACCCACCTTTATCGGAATCCCATCTTGGAGTTTCACCACGAGAAATTGCTTCAAGGTATTCCACAGGTTTTTTAGAGTATACATCCTCCCAAGTTAATTCATCATTAACCCATTCAGTCATTGTTTCAGCATCTTCGTGAAGTGGTGCCGGATCATCATACATTACAGTTTGGATTACGGTATACACAGATCCTGTGTTAGTTTTTGCCTTTGTCAGCTCCAAAATCAAATCTCTACCTTTATCCGCATCGGTAACATCACCTTTTGCTTTCCAAATAGGAATAATTTTGTCAAGAATACCTTCTTGTTTGTAGTTGTGTTTAAATCTCCAAAATTTAACACCGTCTTGTTCGTTGTCACGATCAATAACTTTCACAATATAGAATTTACGAGCTTTGTATTGTTTGGCAATTTCCTTATCGGAATCCTTACCTGTTGACATCAAATCATCGTGAACTTCATTTAATGGTGAACGCTCATTGTCGTTTTTACCTGGATCATAAAGTTTAACCCATTTCCCATCAACTTTAATCTCGTGGAACCATACCTCTTTAAAAGGTGAAGAACCATCAGGTGTTGGTAGGATTCTTAGTCGTTTCTGACCTTGTTTTTCACTGTCTTTAAGAATTGCAGCAAAATATTTTTTCATTCTTTCGTCCGAAGACATTTTTGAGGTGTTAGAAGAACCACCTTGTTTTGAGTTCTCGTATTGAGCCAAAACTGCATCTAAAACATTGTTTGTTGTCGCCATATATTTGTGTTATTAAAAGTTTACAATAGAAAGTATAAATATAAAAAGTGTTTCAGTCAATATGTTTCCAAAAATTTTGAGAAGGACATTGATGTCCTTCCCTTAATTAAGGCATCATATCTTCGTCATCGTAAGTATTAAAAGTGTCTTGTATTTGTTTTGGGGAGAAGTCCTCAACCTCGTCTTTAGTTAAGATATATTCTTCTCTACCTTGTTTTTCAAACTGATCTTCTTTGTCTTCAAAATAATCGGATAATTTTTGATTAAAAGGTCCGGAATCTAAACTTCTTAATTCAAGTTTTTCTTCAGGAGTTTTAGGTCTAAATTTTTCAATTTTTTGTTCCAATGAATTAACCGCATTCATTAAGTTATCCATTTCACCCAATCTACTTTCCAAATTTTCAAGTTGTTTGAATAGGGTGTCAAAATATTCCTCTTGTTTTGTTTCAATATTTTTTTGTGAATTAACTAAATCAGTAATTTCAAGTTCTTCTTTATCGTCCTCATCTTTACCTACTTCTTCAACATCGGGATCTTGAGATACATCAATTGGTTCAGGGGCAGTACCTGCTTCAGGTGCCGGTGGTGGAGGTAAAGCTCCGGGTGCTGGCGGTGTTTCCATTCCTGGTTCAGGTGGTAATCCCGCGTCAGGTAATGGTGGAAGTGCTGCCGGATCCGGTTCAACGGGAGCCTCTTGTTCCATTATGTAATTATTAATTGAGTTATATCTATTAATTTCTTCCAATATTTTTTTATCTATTTTCATATTAACCATTTAATAATTGTTTTATACCTGTTTTGGTTTCAACTTGGATTTTTTTATTTGTGTTCATCGTATTGTCAACTCTCTCAATTAAACCATCTTTCATTCTAAGGGTGTAACAATCTCCAGTATCTAAATCACAAACTTCTTTATAACCATTCCCTTTATCTTTTTCCGTAACTCTTGTGTTTTTACCCAAGTAGTTATCCAAAATTAATTTAGTATTATTCATATCTATTTTTATTTATAAATATCATAACATTCCAAAAAATTAAAGTATTGAGTTAATTTGTCCATATTGCTCAATATTACTTTTTGTTGTTATAATTGTAATTTATTTTACCCACCTTTTTGAAGGATACTATAGTATTCAGTATACGAATCACCAAAAAGTTTTTCTAATTTTTTCTGATCTTGTTCAATTAATCTATCAAACAGTTTTTCGGTTTCATTAGTTGGGTAATTGTTCATATAAAATTTAGAAAACGCTTTTCCATATTTAGTTTGATTAGTAGTGTTGTTATTTCCAGATGTGTAATTCTTTATATCACTTAATTTAGGTCCAAATTTTTCAATCATAAAAATAACAAACTTATCAAAAGATGGGAATACCGCCAAAGGAATGTTTTTAGTATTACAATAATATTTATTTTCAAAATATTTATCTGAATCACTATAACTTGTAATCAAAGGTATTAATCCATAATTATTACCATAAGTTTTAAAAACATCGGATGGTTTTGTTGCAACAACCATAATACTATAAATTAACGACCCCAAAATTATTGAATCCTCATTATTATATATTTTATTACCTGTATTGCCCACTTTATCACTAATTAATTTATTTATTATATCAATAACATCTTTTTTATTAATTGTTCCTGACGATCCATTCTCATCTTGAGCGGAACTCATTATTATTAACGGATCACCAGTTGCATTTGTAAAGTTTTTATATTTTTTATCCAATGCTGCGGAACATGCTTGATTGACATTAAGGGTGGTATTATTCTCAGTAACATTACCCATTTTATTCGCCATTTGAGACAAATCATTTAAAGATTGGTTTTCTTTAGTTCCTTCATTTTGTTTAATTCTTTCTCGGATATCTTGTAATATTTTAGTACTAATTGATTGTATAAAACTTTCAATTTTAGGTATACTATAAAAAGGTTGTCTTTGCCCTTCAAAAGTCGTATCAAATCCGTTTTCAGAAATTCTATGAACAACTTTAGTTATCATATATGGTCCACTAAATAATGGAACATTTCTTAAATTAAAATACATCATAGGTTGTATCAAGGCATTACCCATCATATCAATACTACATTTGTAACTTCTATTTTTATAAACATTATATAATGAAACACTTTGAGTGTAACTTCCTCTATTTCTAGACTCATTAGCCATTTGGTTTAAAACTTCTAAAGATTCTGTGGTTGGTAATCCCGGATCTTGAGAAATGTCAAGTTGTTTAAAGATTTGTTGATTTTGTGG